GCAGCACCACCCCAGCCACCAGCCATGCCGCCCACTGCGCCGCCCACCTGGCCGGCGTCACCGTTCGCGATCCCCTCAGCGGCCTCGGCCACACCGCTGACCAGCATCAGCGGCACCGCAGCCTTGCCGGCCAGCTTCGTCGCCTTGCCCAGGAAGCCCGGGGCCTTTTCCGCAACAGCAGCTGCAGCGGATGTTGCACCAGGTGCGGCCGGCGACACTCCAGCAGCCGGCGGCACCAGCGACAACGGTGCTCGAGCAGCACCAGGAGCACCAGGAGCACCAACAGCTGGCGCCCCTCCTGTAACCGGCCCCACGATCGTCAGCGGCTTGCCGGCAATCGCTGCTGCAGATGCCGCCGGCCTCAGCATTTCACCTGGTCGCGCCACGGTCGTCGGGCGCGTGACCGCAGCGGGCGCAGGCACCGCCGCCGCAGCCAGCTCCGGCGCAACCAGGCCAGCCATGGCCAGCAACGGCCCGGCCAATTTGCCCAGGCGGCCACCGCGCGCCACTCCTGCAGCGCCGCCTCGCCCACCAGCACCGCCAACGGCCGCGCCACGGCCGATCGGAGCGCCGGCACCAACGCGGCCCAGCGTTGCATTCAGCCGCGCAACAGCGCCGTTTGCGGCCGTGGCCGTCTGCGCCGTTCTGGCATCGAGCTTGGCCCGGGCCAGGCCGCCGCGGTTCAGCGCCTGGCCGGCCAGCAGCCCGGCGAATTTCAGGCCGATGGCACCGAGTTTCAGCGCCGCCAGGCCCGCAGCGGTGACAGCGATCGCGCCAGTGATGCCCGGGAACGTCTCGGCCGCCCAGCTAAATGCGTCGACCACGCTGCCCAGCGGCCCCAGGACCGCGTTCAGCGCCGGCAACATGGCGTTGCCGATCAACGTGGTCAGCCTGGTCAGCTTGGCGGTGAAGGCGTTCCAGCCCGTGCGGGCGGTGTTCGCCACACCGGCCGCCTCCTGCATCATCGAGCCCTGGTCGCCGATCACCGACGTCGCGTACTTGCTCTTGTCCGCTACCATCGAGAACGCTTTGCGCACCTCGCCCAGGTTCTCCAGGAGCGGCTGAATCGCGCCGATCGACTCGGAGCCGAACAGGTTGGTGGCGATCGCTGCTTGCTCCTCCCGGGGCTGTTCCTTGATCGCCTCCAGCACGCGCATGATCGTGTCGGGCGCGTTGGTCTGCATGTCCGCAGCCAGCTCCTCGGGATCGAACCCGAGCTCCTTCCATTGCTCCTTTTCGCCCTTGGTTGCCGACTTGCCGGCGACCAGGGCGCTGGTGAAGTTCTTAAAGCCGGTACCGGCGATTTCCTTCTCGGTGCCCGGGTTCAGCAGCGCCGCCGACAGGGCCGCACTTTGCTCCGGCGTCAGGCCGGAAGCCTTGCCGACCGCGCCGTAGCGCTTCACCACGGCCGCAATGTCGGCCGCCTTGGCGTTGAAGTTGTTGCCCAGGTAGTTGGTCGAGTCGGCCAGGTCGAGCGTCTGCGCCCGATCCAAGCCCATCGACGCACGCCACCCGGCCATCGTCTCGCCGGCCGTCTGCGCGTCGATATCGAACGCCGAGCCCATGATCGCGGCGTCACGGGTGAAGTCCATCACCGCGGCCGTCTTGGCCTTCGTGTCGACGCTGCCGTCCTTGTTCTTGAACTCGTTGCCGATACCAGACTGGCCAGCGGCGTATTCAATCTTCGCCAGGTCGACGGCGGTCATGCCCGACGAAGCGATCAGGCGATCGCTGGCCATCTTCAAATTGGCCGCGGCCATGGCCTCCTTGCCGCCGTCTTCGAAGTTGATGACTTTGCCGACGTCGGCCATGGCTGTTTCCAGCTCCATGGCCTGGTTGATCGGGCGACTGGCGACATACGCCAGGGCCGCCGTCTCCATTGCCTGGCCGCGCAGATCCGCGCGCCGGTTGCGGTTGTCCTCGATGCGCGCTTGCGCGCCCTTCACAGCCTCCAGCTTGGCCCTCTGCGAAGCCAGCGCCGCATTGGCGGCCGTGGTGGCCGACTCGAGGCGCTTCTGCTCGCTGGCCAGCTTGCCCGTATCCACGCCGGCCGCAGTCAACCCGCCCTGCAGGCGCTTCAATTCGTTGTTCTGGCTTCGCTGCGCGGCCTCCATCGTGCGCAGGCTTGCGGTGCCCTTGTCCTGGGCGGTGGCCAGCTTGGCGACGTCCGCTGTCGCCCCCTTGAGTTCACGCGCTAGGCGCGCCTCCTCATTACGCGCGGTGCGGACCTGGCCGGCGGTTGCCTCTGTCGAGGCGGCCAGCTGCCGGTGTGCCGCCGCGGCCTTCTCGTGCTCGGCCGTCAGCTGGGCGACCTTGCCCACCGCCGCCTGGTGCTCCCGACCCAACTTGGCCTGCTCGACCCGCGCCGCCTGCAGCTCCGTCTTCGTCTTGGCGACCTTCTCCGTCAGGCGCGCGAAGCCATCCATGGACCGCGCCGTCTGGCTCAGTTGCCGCAACTCGGCCTGCAGGAGCTTTACCCCCTCCTGCAGCGCGTCTTCCTTCCTGGTGAAGTCGCCAAACGTGCTCGAGTAGGCGTCGACCGCAGCCAGTTTCAGGGAATACTTCGACTCAGCCATGCCTACTCCTTTTTCACCCCGAGGCGCATAACCGCCAGCTCATACCGGCGCATCGCCTTCCCGGCGTCCCACTCCAGAATCTCCCCCTCGCTCACGTGGTACACGAGAGGGACGACATCACAGATAACCTCGATGTCGTTTACTGAAAGAAGTCCGCCGGTTTGTTCAAAAAATCGTTCAACCGCGCCTGCAGCTGGGTCCAGTCTGGAATCGACAGGCTTTGCACTTCGGGCACCGACAGGCCGGTACAGGCCGAGGTGCAGAAGTCGGCGCGCTCAAGCGTGGTTTTCATCTTGCGCATCGCCTTGCTGACCTTGAGCGACGGCACCTCGATCGACACATGGCCCTGCATCTGGCCGCCGAAACGCTTGATCGGGACCAGCAGCGGCGCGTTGTCTGGATCCTGCGGCTTGGCTTCCAGGAAGTAGGACGCCGGCAGCGCGATGTACTCGCCAATCATGGTTTGCAACGACACGTAGTCGGGCCGTTTCAGCTCGTCCAGCACCGAATCCGGCAGGCCGCTGGCCAGGCGCAGCAGCGCCTCGAAACGATCGTCCTCATCGGTGCCCGCCTCCTCGATCGTCTTGCGGTGCTCGGCCACGGTGAAGGGGCGAAGCTGGATCTCCGTCACCTGCCCGCCATCGGGCTTGTTGATCGGGTAGCGAAGGGTGTGCGGCTTCATCTGCCAGGGTTGCTTGTCTTGCATGCGGGTATTCCTTACGCGAACGAAAAAGCCGCCCGAAGGCGGCTCAGTGGGGCCGGGAGGGCCGGGATCAGGTCGACAGCAGTGCCAGGCGGCGAGCGCCCTTCAACTGGTCGACGCCGTTGATCACCACCTTCTGCGTGCGGGTGTCCAGGTCGATAACCGGGATACCGTTCTCGAGGCGCTGGTAGCTGCGCACCATGATTTCCAGGACGGTGACGGGCTTGTCCTTCATCTTGAGGGTTTTCTCCTCGAAGACTTTGAGCTTGCCGCTGACGATGTGGTAGGTGAACCACTCGTTGCCGTCCTGGTCTTCGCCGGCCTCCTGGACCGTCAGCATGACCTCATCGCCACCGCTGACGCCCAGGGCGGTCATGATCGGCAGGCCGATGCCGTTGAGGGTCAGCTTGGCCGTCAGGGCTTTCAGGCCGACCGCCATTTCTTCGGCGAGGAAGCGGCCGCCGCGCATTTCCTCGGTTTCGAAGTCGATCTTCGGCGGCTCGAATTCTTCGATGGTCGCCATCAGCGGCAGGCCCTGCAGGAAGGCCGTGATCAGCTGTCTTACGCGGTTGGTAAACATTAGAGGACGTCCTCCAGGAATTCTTCGATGATCGAGTCAACGGCGTTGAGCTGGTAAACCATGTGTTCGTTCGGCGCGTAGCGGCCGTAGTCGATGCACAGGAACCAGGTGCCGTTTTTGTACTTCTCGACGCTGTTCAGCTCGGGGTGCAGGTAGACGCTACCGCCCGGGATGGTGCCGTCGGCAACCAGGGTTTGGAGCCACAGGTCGATCCGCTTGACCTCCTGCTCCATGAAGGACTTGGTCAGGTTCTTCGCCATGACCTTCTGCGCAGCGCCGACCAGCTTGCGGGCGATCGCGTCCTCGAGGCCGACATAGCTGATGAACTTGCCGGTGATCGAGCGGTTGCCGATCAGCGAGAAACCGCCCAGCGAGGTGCGCGCGTAGTAGCTCACGCCGTAGCGGTTGAGCAGGTCGCCATCGGTGGACTTGTCCATGATGTTGTACTCGACCAGGCGCGAAACGTCGGCCGCATAGGTGACCTGGTTGCCCGGGCTTTCCCACTGCTTGACCGCAGCCAGCGCGGCAATGGCCAGGCTCGATGGCGGCAGAAACACGTTGCCCTGGGCGGCCTTGGAGTAGATCGCCGGCATCTGGTGCACCAGGTAGCAGCGGTCGTAGCCGAGATCGGCGCCGCCGATGGATTCGCTGTTCTCGACCTGGCCTTGGACGCCAACGTCCTTGCCGTCCAGGACAACCCGGGCGCGCAGACGCTTACCGATCGATGCCAGCTCGCTGTGCACCGACTGCTCGGACGAGAAGCCCGGGGCGCCGATGATGGTCGGCTCTTCCTTGCACACGCCCAGCGCCTGGATGCCCAGCTTCTGGCCGCTCAGCGGATCTTCACCGCCGATCACGTTGTTGATCGTGGCCGCTTGGGTTTCGCCCTTCTCGACCACGACCACATAGATCGGGATCTTGACCACCTTGAGGATCTGCTTGACCACATTGTACAGCGTGCCGGCTTCGGCGCCGGTCGGGTCCAGCTGCTCGGCCAGGGTCAGGCTGTTGATGCGAAACGGAGAGTTGAGCGGCACGCCCAGGACGCGGTTCGGCGCGGTGCCGACGATGGCCACGACGTTATCGCCGATCCCGCCCATCGATTCCGCTGGTTCGCTCGTCTCGATCGAGACGCCGTTATGTTCGAAGTTACTCACCAGGGCCATGGATCAAGCCTCCTTTGCTGCAGTGGTTTTCTTGGCCGGGGTCGCCTCGACCGGCTTGAGCTTGATGCGGCCAACCGCCTCGAGCTGCTGCGCCTCGACTTCCAGGAGATCCAGCTCCTGGTCCCCCGCGGACCAGTGACCCCCCTTCATCGGGAAAGGGATCACGACGATGTATTTCTGGCGTTGAGCCATGTGCTTTCTCCAGGAACAAAAAGGGCCGCACGCGCGGCCCAGGGAATGGGGTCAGATTTCTTTCCAGGGGTTGACCTTGAAGGTCAGGCCCTTGGCCGGCTCGCCAATGGCGCCGGCATGTTCGGGCTTGATCTTGAAGCCCAGGCGGATCACGAAAGCCCGCGTCGACGTCAGCTCGCGCACCAGGTAGAAGCCGCACCAGAGGTTCAGCCGGCCGGGGCGGCCAGCAGCCACGAACTGCCAACCGCCCAGGCCCGGCTTGTCCTCCACCACGGCCTGGCCGAGGTGGCCGAACTGGCACTCGCTGACCGGACAGCTGAACAAGGGCAGCAGCCGCATGTTGTTGGCCGGGTTGCGTACCGCGGCCCACCAGAAGCGAGCCAGCCAGCTGGTGACGGGCAGCGACGGCACAGGCAAGCGAAGGCGCCGGAGCAAGGGCAGCAGGCCAAACAGCACCAGGGCGTCGCAGTTCTCGGCCCACCAGGCGCGCTTGTCGCCGTCGAGCCCGTCGAAGTCATTGCCCCACAGCCACGCCCAGCACGGCAGGTTGACGATTGGGCGGCCATCGCTGGCCGATACCCCCGCTTGCGGAAAGAACGCCGCCACGGCCACCACAGGAAGCCCCAGGACGATCGCAGCCAGCCGAGCCAGAGCCAGCAACGACCATTGCACCAGGGCGAACAGCACCACCAGGCACCGCACGGCGCCCAGGAGAAGTTTTTCGAACATTTCAGTTCCTCAGAAACGCGAAAGCCCCCAGGACGGGGGCTTTTCGTAAACAGCTGGATTACTCGGCGGTCGGCGGTACCGGCCAGTCGACTTGGTCCGGCGCGGCGAAGGTTTGCGGAATGTCGCGCAGCGCCTGGCGGTACGCGGCGAACTCGGCGCGCTTTGCCTCGGTCAAGGGCGAGTCAGGCATCTGCGTGTAGTCGGTCAACGTGATACGACGATCCCGCTCCTCCCGAACGAGCCCCCATGCTTGTTCATTCAGGGCGGCAACGAGAATCTCTGTAGGAATACCGAGCCCACCACCATCGAGCGGAACGTTGAAAAACTCCGCGTCGCCGAATACGACTTTCTTGATCACTGGATCAGACATATTTCACCCTAGATATTGATGTTCGTCAGATAGTTTTCAGCCCCCTTGGTCGGGAGCAACGAGGCCCAACCACCGGTAATTCCAACCAAACTTGTCGAATAAGCCTCGAAACGAACAGTGGGGGTCGCCTCATTGAGGTTTTTAAGCAACTTGGCAGAAGCCTCATATCCTGCTTTCAGCGAGATTTTTGTAGAAGACATGTAGATATCTCGCGCGGAATACCCCGTATACATTGTGGCAAATGGAATATTTCCAAGGACAATGTCACACCAGTTCATCATGATAGTGATATGAGAATCAGCGTAACGGATAAAACCTGCAATGTTTCGCAGGGCAACAGCCGACACTACATCGCAATGAATATTTAGCCCATGCATGAAGATTTGCCCGGAGGTTACCCCAGGACCATTAGTGTTTTGATATGGGCCGTCTTCAACAGAACCAAGCGCAGGCTTTAAAATTGGGCGATCAGAACTATCCATAATGTTACTTGACCCGTACTGCATAAGGATCAACCGCCCGGAGCGCAACACAAGGTCAACCTCATGCGTCTGCCTGGACTTGAAATAGACGGCAACTTGAGAGCCGCTTACCATCCTCGACTGAACTGCATAAGCAGTCTTGAATGGCTTTGCAAATGTTCCATCGTTAGTATCAAGCCCATCGACAGCATCTACATAAAATGCCTGGTTGGACATTCCTCGAACAAGCGCAGGCACAGCATCGGTCGCAAGCTTCACCTTTGCATTGATTTCAGAAATTTTCCCTGCAACTTCGTTGGTCAAGTTATTGGCAGCCGTGACCAGGGCGGCAACAGTACTTTCCAAGCTCATATCGTAATACCTGTTCCTTTGATTTTTTCGGCGCCACTATTTAACGCGGCGGCAAGTCTCGCATAAGCATCAGCAGTAGAACTTTCAAGGACTGCTACAGAATCAGCCGAAGCAAAGTAACTTGGCAGGTTTCCGCCCAGCTTTGCAGAGTCGACTGCTTGCGAATTTTTCAGGAGAAACTTTCCATCGACTTGCGTGATAGTGTAGGTAGTTGCCTTGTCCGCCTTTTCCGCCAACTTAGCCAACATGGTGTTAGCAAAGTTCGGATCCTGGTTCAGAGCATTGGCGAACTCTTCCAGCTGGTTCAGCGCTTCGGGTGCCGCCCCTACTAGTTCATGCAGCCGGGCCTCCAGCTGGGCCGGGGTAACCACGTCCGATGCTTCTGCCTTGTTGGCCAACGCTGGAACAGTCACCTGCATGGTCACGTTGCCGGCGCCGTCGAACCCCACCTCGCCCTGGACCTGGCCGGCAAGGGTGATCATTCGCATGATCTTGAGCTTCGAAGCCGTGGCCGCGTTGGCCCCCAGCGTACGGGACGCATCGTCAATATCGGTCTTGCTGTATACGGCCGAGCTGTCGGCCTTGTTGCGCAGCCTCCCATCGATCACGCCCAGGACGTTGTTCACCGAGGCGAGCAGCGTTTCCAATGACGCCATAAGCCCCATGACTAACCCTCCTGCGCGGAGATAACCCCCGCGTGATATGTGAACGCCCCCTGCAGGTCGTCCATCAGTGCGGCGACAGCCGCATCAGCGCCCTGCGCCAGTTCAAGCGCGCGGCTCGCATTCAGTTCGGCCTGCAAGGTGCGCTGCAGCACGTTTTCGGCCAGCACGCCGACAGGCCCCTGGACGCCCAGCGAAACTACGCTCAGCCGCGGCGCGACGGCCTGGCGGATCTCCACCACGCTTGCGCCCTGCTTGAGGGTGACTATTCGCTCGACGCCGCGCGTAATCGTTACCGCCGGCACGCCGTTCATTCGATCACCGCCGGCACCAGGCGAATCAGACCGCGCACCAGGCTGTAAACGTCCCCGCTGGGGTACATGACGCGCAGCTCGTAACGGGCGCCGGTCCACAAGCCGCCGCTGGTACCGGCCGTTTTCTCCGGCGCCAAGCGCACCGCCATCTGGCCCTTGTCAGGCCCGATGACAATGCCGCCGTCTTCCGTGGTGCACTCGGCCAGCACCTGGCTGCTCGAGGCGGGACATACCCGGAAAACCGCCGCGCAGCCCTGGATGTCGATCGGCTCCCGCGGTGTCCCACTGTTCTCCCAGGTAAGGGCAAACCCGAAGGTTGTGCCCTCCACAATGGTCATGTCTGGTCCGTTCATGGCCGCACCTACTTGCCTTCCAGGTCCATCACGCGGAACAGCAGCCCCACATGCCGAGCCATGTTGTCGACGCTGGCCGTGGCCAGCTGGGCCAGCTCCTCGGCCACCAGGAGGTTGAGGCTGTTATCCCCCACCACCACGGTGACGCTGTCCGTCGGCAAGGCCGAGATATTCAGCGTGAACCGTTGCAGGATCCTGGCCGTCGCCGCCTTGTAGGTCTGGAGCACACCGGCCTGGGAGTAAACGCCCAGCAAGGTGCCGGTCGAGAGGAAGAAGCCGAACTCGCCGACCTCATACTCCAGGTCGCCGTCGAACAGCGCAGCAATGCGCAGGCTGCCGGCGCCCAGGTCTTCGTAATCGTTGACCGCTACCCGTTGCTTTTCAGCCTTGAGCGCCGTCTCGGCGCCGGTCGGGTTATAGCGGCCGGTGCCGGCGGCAACGTGGGTGATTTCACCCTTGATGCCCTGATTTTTCGCCTGCACGAGTTCAGCCAGGCCGGCGGCCGTGAACCGAATCAGGCGCGTGATATCTGTCATACCTGCCCCTCGAGGTCATAGTCGTTGGTTGTGTAGGTGCGCATCGCCGCCGCGCTGGCCAGCTCGCCGCCGATCTCTACGTCAGGCAGCACCCCGTCCAGGAACAGCTCGCTGTCCGTGACCGGCGCATCGAGGGCGCCGGCCACAGCCAAGCCGCCCTGCAGCAGGACGTCGGGCAGGTGGCCGTCGTATTCCGGCTCCCCGAGGCCCAGGCCGTAGTCAGCAGCGCCAACCGCCCGCAGCCCGCCGCTTGTCTCGTGGACCAGCGTGACCGACATGTCGTCGCGCTCGCTCTTGGCCGCGCGCAAGCGGCGGATCAAGCGCGTGTGATCACCCGAAGACCAGGGCCTGGTGATGATCGCCTGCACGTCGAAGCTGTACGGCTCACCCACCGGAACCGCGGCGTACCAGGGCGTAATCTTGGGCGTGAAGCCCATGGACTCGACCGCGTATTTCAGGGCCTTGTCCGTGCCGGCCTGGCGCTGGATCGACCAGGACAGCGCAACGGTCAGGCGCTTCTCCTCCTCGCTCGCCGAAGCGTCCCACTCGGGCACGCCCCGATCGGCAGCGAGGTAAGGCAGGAAGGCGACCGGCGTGCGCTGGGGGTCCATCAGCTCGGGAAACGGCGGGATGATTCGTTCGACGAGCTTGCCCAGGGCAAGGTCCAGACCCTGCTCCAGTAGCGAGCTGTTCGCCGGCAACAGGGTGCGTTCGGTCATAGCGTCCTGACCTCGATCTCGATGGCCTCACAGTAGGGCGCCTGGTGCGCCGCGCACTCGATCGGCGCCAGGGGCTCAAGCCGCTGCAGGCGCTCGGCGCCGGCAGCGATCAGCCCCGCATCGATCCAGGCCGGGTCGATGTAGCCCTCCAGGCGATGGCGCGCCGTGGCGTATGCCTGCATGGCGGCTTCCGCGGCTGTCTTGGTCAGGCCCGAATCCGGCCCCGGGTTGATCCAGGCCACCGCCCGGATCCGGTACCGGCGAATTTCGGCGGCCTGGACGGTGACCAGGTCAGTCTCGGGCCGCACGTCGTCGCGCGCGAAGTGCTTGCGCGTGGCGTCGAGTAGTTCGGCGCTAGGAGTGCCGTCGCCGTCGCGGCCCAGCACCGTTACCGTCACCTTGCCCGGGCTGGTGAAACGGCCGTTGGCGTCCTTCACCTGTGCCGCG